AACCGCCATTTGCATTATAGGTAATGGTGTACGTAGGAGGATCTGGGGCAGTAATTGTAAACGGACCAGCCTGCTGCGAATATGCACCATATCTGTATACATATAAAAAGTACTCTGAACCAACGCTCAGTGTACAGTAATTGTCATAACGATCAGACGTGTCTGCTCTTGAGACAATTTGGAATGTTCTACTATATGAATTTTTATTTACTTCCCACCAAACCTCAGCAGTAGTATCTCCATATTCGCACTCCCAATATATAGTTACATCCCATCCATTTGCAGAATTGCTGTAATTTACATATTGTTGTGCCATTACGTCACCCTCTTAAAGTAAATCTGTCCTGGTGACGGATTAGGAATTGCGGAAGAAGCATCAATATCTCCATACATATCTTCACTTACAGTTTTCATTATTGAGCGTATATAGTCTTCCAATGTCTGCTGCCGGTTTTTGATATATATCTCATTAAAGAAAACAGCCTCCATTGAAACTTCCATGCCAGCATCTTCGCATATTTTTCCGACACCGAGTCCGTCTCCTCCTGCCTTAAAGTCTAATAAAACAGTGACAGTAGAAGAGAACGCGTCTTTTTCTGCACTATTTCCAAGGGCGTCTGTTACAACTACCTTGAAGTTGTATGAAGACTCTTCATTAGGTGTAAGATTAGATAAAGTAAATGCAGTGCCGTTAGTTAGTGTTCCAGAATGTACGGTCCAATCTTCTGCGGTCGTAACCTTGTAGTACACCTTAGCAGTAGCTGTATTTTTTCCGTCAACTGTGTCGTACGTCCAAGTAGATGTAGCCACCATCTTTCCGCTATCATTTTTGGACATGGTCAGCTTTTTTACTTTTGGTAACGAATAAGCGGTAAATGCTATAATATCCGATGTGAAAGTTGAAGATACTCTTCCTCGACTATCTGTGCAGGTAACCATAAATTGTTTGTTACCAGATGACGTGATGATTCCACCTGTATAATCTAGCGAATCGCCGGTTAGTGCAGCTCTGTAACTACCGGAAATATTAAAGCCGGTGATGGTAGAACCATATGCACCGGCAGCAGTTGCAGCGATATTTACTTTTGTGTAACCAGCTAAGGCGATTCCCCATCCAGCAACAACGCTGTTTGCACTGTTATCCTTCGTTACCGTGCAGGTACTTATTGTCGGTTTAACACTGTCTGGTAATGTTACAGTAAAAGACGATGTTGACGTAGATCCAATCTGCGTGGTACAAGCACTACTGTTATAGGAATATAGAGCCACAGACATCGTGCCAGAAACCGTGTTCGGGATTTGATTTGCCGCCGCATATGGAATAGTGTACCCGGTATATGAATACGAGGAAGTTGTTCCGGGCTTAATCGCAGCAGTAGTATAACTCCATGAACCTATGCTGAATTTCAGCTTATAATAAAAGGAAGAAGACAATGGTGTCCATGTTATGCTGCATGCACTGCCGAAATAAACTGCATTTGCTGCTGATATAGAAGATGCTCTAGGGATGGTTGGAAGTGATAGTTTACCGCTATACGTCAGACTTTCACCAGACCAAGATAAACCTGATGGCGGGTATGCAGATATAGACACATTGCATGATACAGTACCGTCATTATTATGATACACTCTGAATGATGCAGTATCATTTCCGGTATCAGAACCGTAGCAATAATACCCAGAATATGGAAGTGCATATCCTCCTGCGGAACCGAGCGTTTTAGTCGTACCGGCAACAGTTATAGAAACATCCCAAGTACCACTATTTGTACCAGACTTATATCCATCTTCTTTAATCGCATATACTTTGATATCCACATCAGAGTAGTTTCCAGAAATACTTTGTGTATAAGAATATGTAAAATATCCAGACCATGCGGTTGATTTACTGGATACCAGATTTACGGTTGGCATATATTATCTCCTTTCCTTCATTATTCTTGCCATGTTAAAGAAACACCACCATCTTCTCTGGGGCTAAAGAAGAAGTTGCCGAGAATCAGTGTGTTTTCTATAACGGCATTGGGTATGTACAATTGGTTATTATTAACGTAAGAGACAATTGTGCTTCCCTGCTTAAAATATAGTCCTTGGTTATCAATTACAGTTTTGAAGTCACTAGTTGTCGCTCCGAGAGTGAGGCCATCATCGTTGAATTGCATATACTGACCAACATCAGCCTTATGCGCCTCTAATTGGTCATTTATCTGAGCAATTATCGTGGCGTACTTACTATCGATTGCGCTAGAAGCGGAGTTGATTTGATCGTTGACAGAATTGTTCATATCGTCGAACTTTGAGTTCATTTCATCCTGAAGCTTATCTGACTCTGATTGAATAGCGTCCTGAAGATCATTCTTTGCATTTTCTATTGAGGTACTTAAATCATCGGTTTTGCTATCAATACGGTCTCGTAAATCAGACAATTCTTCATCAACACCCTCAGTAAACTTTTTCCAAGTATAATCTGAGAATGTGGTAGAATCGGCTTCAGTAAAATCAACCAAAGTACCAATGTATGCACCGAGAGCCTCGCCGATTCCGTACTCTGTGTTATATATTATTGGCGCAATTTCACCAGATGCGAATGCGGAACTAATCTCTTCAAAGCTAGAATAATTAGTCCTAATATTTACACGCAAATAATATACTCCAGACGGGATTGTGTAACTCTCAGAGTCTGTCATTGTGGTTGATGTCTGTGAATAATTTCCATCAGCATCGTATCCTCTTAACACTACTGTATGTGTGTTGCCAGTTTTAACAGAATATACTTGACCTGGAACAACCGGGATAGGCTCCTTGTATGCAACGTAAGAAAGAAAAGAGGTCGCTGACGTCTGCGGAGAAGATTCAATTGTACCGCTTGCACCAATCAGACCACTTTCCCAATCACTTATGTTATGCGATACTAAACATCCTGTAAAAATTACTCCGTCATCAGAATATTTAATATGTAAGTATTGCGTTCTGCCATCTGCACCAGCTTGACCGGGGGTGCCGTTTGTTCCATCCTCACCCTTACAGCGAGTCCATGTGTAACTGCTGTAGCTCGTGGGTGCAGTGGGAGACGTGGTGCTACAAACACCCATATACTGAGTCGTATCAGTAGGGTAAGTAGTCATAGAACTACCGTTTGCATTTGCAGAATAACGAACATAGAAATAACAGCTGACGCCATCAGCACCGTCATTACCGTTCACGCCGTCGGAGCCTTTGAATAATGCCCAGGAATAATCAGACGGGTCGTTGCTCTCGGTGGATGTGTCTTTGTTATAAGCCAAACCGATGTACTCTTTACCGGCTGGATCATTAGTCATATTTGCGCCAGAAGCATCGTCTGCATATTTAACCCATGTGTAATAAGTTTTTCCGTCAATACCATTGATACCATTAGTGCCATCTGTTCCATCTTCGCCTTTAATTAGTGACCAAGTATAGTCGTTGTAATTCGTGGACTCGGTGGATTCGGTCTTATTATAGGCCAAACCCATGTACTTCTTACCCTCTGGATTGTCAGACATTCCAGAAGTAGGCGTATCTGCGTATTTGATCCAAGTAAAATATGTCGTTCCATCCTTACCGTTTTCTCCGTCTTCACCTTTAATCTTGTGCCATTCGTAAGCATCAAAATCTGTCGGGTCAGCTTCTTCTTCGGTGACACAAGTACCCATCCAATCACCGAGCTCTTCGCCGTTGTTGCTAGTGAATGTTTCTCCATCATTGGAGTACTTGATGTGGAAATATTGGCTTGTACCGTCAAGACCAGGCGTACCATCGGTGTTGTCCGACCTTATCTTGACCCATGTGTACTCACTTGGATCAGTAGGTGCAACATCTGTATTAGTGCTGCAGGTGCCCATATACAAAGTGGAAGCAGTGGGGGATTCGTACATTGGGACACCATCTTCGTTGTCACTATATCTAACAAAGAAGTAAACGCCATCAAGACCTGCAATAGCATCGGCTTGTTCTTTTAACTCCTTTTCAAGGTCTTGAATTTTAGAGTCATTAGATTCGACGTTAGTAATGATATCTCCAATGCTTGTGTTGCCAGAACCAGATCCAGCAAAAATACTGATTGATCCATTCAAAACAACATTGCCGTCATCATCGATATACAGCTGCTTCTCGTAATACTCGTTACCGTTTTCATCCAGAAGCTTCTTTTGGATTGTGAAGACATTCTGACTTTCAGCATAACCTGTCTGATCGGTTGTCAGTGTGAAACCGTTCTTATCCAGAGTAATGCTGTTGTCGGTGTTATAGATACCAACCTCCTGGGACAAAACGAGATTACCGATAAGGGTATTTGCGATAATGCCATAGTGTTCTTCGACTTCTCCTGTCAGAGGATTGTTGAAGTAGAAATTACCCAACGCAGTTCTAGCAGTCTCCCATCCATCATCGGTGAAGACGATAGTCTGGTTGGTAATCTTAATTTGTTTGTCGTCATACTCACCATTGTCAAGCAGCTTACGTCCCCAGATGCCAGTATCATCAATGATGATTTCCTGATTCTCGGACGCAAGGGCGGCGTTCTTTGTCAGAATTCCGGAAGACTCAATAGCTTCCTTCATAGCATCGAATTCACCCTCCTTGACGGGGTAGAGTATCTCTTTGATATAGTTGATTGAGTTCGTGGACTTCTTAATATCACCAAGGACACCATTGAATATGGCCTTTGGGTCAAATCGGCTAAAGCGATTGCCATAGGTCATTTTCAAAGTCTTGTCCTCATAGTTGACGGTGATATTAGAAAGGAAAAGTAAAGCGACATCTCCGACTTCAAGCTCGACGTTAATCAGGCAGCCAGTCTCAAGTTCTTCGCTCCATTCCTCAAACTCCTTTGCGAATAAGAAGTTTTCAACATCCATATCGAACTCGTGAGTAGGCTCTGAAACTCTTTCCAACCTTGTTATGGCTCTGTCATATAGAGTCTTCATCTGTTGGAACTTTTCAGAGTATGTCATTAGACTGGTGACTGCGATGTATTCATCAACATAACTGCCTTCATAAATGTAGTTGCTCAGTTCGTTGTATTCTTCCAGGGAGAAGTAGGATGTGATTGCCACTTCATCGTGAATAGCGAGGATAGATTCACGAAGTGTTTCGATATTTGATCCAATATTATCCAGCTCCTGCTGTTGTGCAGCCAGTGCGGAGCGTGCGTTAGCAAGCAGTGTATCGATTTCTGCAATCGTATCTGCAATCTCATTTTGGATACCGACAGGAACACCGCCATTCTGCTCGATAACCTTGTTGTAGCTTTCAACAGTTGCTGTAGAGCCCTCTGCAACAATATTGTTCCGGCATCTCTTGTACATCTCAATCTGCATATTGATTCGGTCAATCTCAGAATTAACATTCGATTGAGAAGTCAAGCTCTCGTAGTATGCTAGGTTCAAGTCATAGTACGAAATTGTTTTTGATGCAACCAATTCCTGCCATGCAGAAACACGTTCTTTCAAAGCAGGAGTCATCCAGTCCAAATAATAGTTGAAGTTATATATAACGTTCGTGCCAAGTGGGTTAACAGGGGAGATGTTCAGATTTTCGTCGCCCTGCACATTCAGTGCAGTATATAAGTCTTCAGATCCATTTGTGATATTCAATGTATTGATAACATCATTCTTTGTCAGATGAATCTGAGTTTCCTTGACGTAGTGATTCTGATCGTAGACATTGATTCGTCTGTTTATGCAGTCAAACTCAAAGATACATTCATATGCATCCTGCATGTTCTCCTGCAGGAAGGCAAGAGCATTCAGCTCGACGCTTACATCCTGGAATGTACGATACAACTTAGCAACATCTCCGTTGACATCACCGATCGTCCACATTGGCAGAACAGCAACAATCTTTTCCAGAAGATCTCTGAACTTATATGTACCGTCTTCAATGTAAGGAACCAGTTTATTTTGAATCTCAATCTCAATTGAACTTGCTCGGACATCCTTATAATGAACGCCACCTAAATAGTCATCGTTAACATCTGTGATAGAGAAATATCCCAGATCCTCAACGAAAATCAGGCGGCGGCTTTGTAAGGCGTTATATAACATATTGGTATATGTGTTTTCTTCCGGGTCTGCTCGCTTAATGCGATTTACACGGAAGTTCAATTCTGACATCGCATTGAAATTCAAAATAAGTTCTTCATCGGATGTGTCAGAAAGGCAACCGAGAACGTGTGTGAGCAATCCAGATTTGTACTGGCTGCCGGGACTACACACGAAAAACTTAGGTACTTCAAAACGATCCAGCGAGTCGAATCTTACTTTCATAGATTACACCTCGCTTACAGATATCTCTGATTCTGGAATTCAAATTCGATTCCAGCGATATCGCCATAAAGGGATATTTTGTTTTCACCATCAAGTAAGCGAATGAAATTTCTGTTTGAGAACTTCAAATAGTTATCACCAGAAACAAAATTGATTCCCTCACCCTTCATGGTGAATGTGATGTTTGGTGTCAACCCAATAAAAGTCGTACTGCGAGTAGCATCATCAGTCAAATTTGAAATGATGATGTCTCCTCCGACACTTCCAATAGTGATGACGACCTTCGGATAGACATAGTCATTGACATCAGTATCAACGTCAACGGAAATGACTGTATTAAAGGACGCACCAGTGCTTGCAAAAGAATGGGAATAGGCAACCGGATCTTGCCAAGCCATTCTGTTATCACATTCGACGGTAAACTTATAGCCAATAACACCTTCACCGGATTCAAGTTTCTCCGGGTTTGTAAAACGACAATTCATATAGAGCTGCTTTATTTCACCATTAACCGTCTCATAGGTTTCGCCGAATGGATCGCAGGCCATGTCGATATACAACTTCCGATAATCAGTCTGATGAAACAGCCATTTTTCAATCTCTCTGCGAGAAGAAACACTGATAACATGGTCATCATCAGTAATAAGCTCTGCATCAAAAACAAGAGGGGAGTTCTCGTAAGACTCACCAATGTGATAGTTGCGTTTGCCGCTTTTGTTATAAACGGTAACGGAGTTAACGTCACCTGCCAGAGCAAGCATTCTATTTGTATTTGCGTTTGCAAAGATCAGCCCATATTTCCTAGAAGAAGTACCGTTATAAGTAAAGTAGCTTCCCGAAAGTTCCATTCAATCACCTCCTGCGTATAATAGTTATGGCTCCCCATATTACAGGGGAGCCGTTGTGTTATTTGTTCAAACGAGTAAATTCCTTAAGGATATAGTCGATTCCCTCTCGCTGTGCTCTACGGATCTCAGAAACGGTGCGATCATTTGCGTTACCCTGAATGATGATATCACCAGTAGATAATTGTACTGGCTGTGATGGCTTACTAATATTGCTGATAGAAAATGCCTTAAGTAGATCGGAGAAAATATTAGATAGTATCTGTCCACCGCTTGTGGCAAAATCATACAGGAAATTAGTAGCTTGTGCATTCAGTACCTTTTCTCCGCCAGAGAAAACTCTATAGCGGTTTCCGTCAGATGAACGGAACTCAAATTCATCGCCGTTCTCAAACATCTTATGGATACCAGGCGTTGCACTACGAGTACCGCTTGCATAGCCATTTGGAGAAGCTACCAAGATTATATCCTTATAAGCCTTTCCGAATGTGGTAAGGAACTCATCGAGAGAAGCTTTAGCTTCATCCCACATATTCTTTACATCTTCAGGATTACCGGAACCATATTTGTTGTTGTACTCTACCATTTCCTGATAGAGTGCTTGAGTGTTATTCTGAATATCATGCAGAGCTTGGTTATACAATGCATGAGGATCGTTTAGCTTTGCTTCGATTGCTTCAATCTCAGTCTGAATCTGAGCCTCCTGATGCTCGTACATCTTATCCAGAAGATCTTGTGTGCTTTCGAGTGTTTGTTCCTTCTCAAAGTCATCCAGATCCTTCTGTGCATCGGCAAGTTCTTCCTGTAGCTCAAGTTTGCGCTTTTGCGCCCATGCAGAATCATCAAATTCTAACTGAGCCAGTTCTGACTCGATATCAGACTTAGCTTTACGCTTTTCGTTGCGCTCCTCAATGGTCTTCTCTTCGTCATAGAAATCTTGCAGCATTTCTTTCTGCTTGTCATAGAAGTCCTTTAAGGCATCTTTCTTATCCTCAAGTGCATCCCGCTCATTCTCAAGATCCTGTTTAAGCATCTTGATACGGTACTCTACGAGATCCTCAACTGCACTCATTGCGTCATCCGTAGCTTCTTCACGAATATCAGCAATTTCGTCTTCATAATCCCGTTGTTGCTCGATCAGATCCTGGATATACTCATCATTTTCATCCAAGCCTCTAGCTCGTGCTTGAGCTATCTCGTTCTTGATGTCTTTAATCATTCCGAGATAGAGGTTAATTATCTGACCATTGTTACCGCCGTCTCTCTCAAGACCTCCGATCTTGTGTTCTAGGTCGTTGAGATAATCCTCAAACAGTTCTTTGCGACCCTCGTATACTTCTTCCTCATACTTATAGTAGTCTTTAAGCTCGATTTCACCATTACGGTACGCATCTTGGTATGCCACTTCGAGCCAACGAAGATAGTGTTCGAGATCTTCCTGCTCCATAGCGAGCAGATGCTGATGATATTCATATGCTTCCTCGAAAGCATTTCTAGCATCCTCAGCAATATCGGAGCTAGAAGAATTATTCTGATTGCTGTGATAATTACCGGAACCACCGTAGTTCCCGGAGTTACCATTTCCGCCTCCCCACATACCAGTGACTGGAATAAAGCCGGAAACCATTGCAGTACCGGACGCCATGGAGTTTCCACGTCCAGCAACATAGCCGTACTTTAACAAAGATTCGCTTTGCTTATGGTTGAAGATAATGGCGTCTTTGGGAATATTTACAAACTCAGCGCCTGTATCACCGACCGTATACCAACGACCAGTATGAGGATCGACAACAATTTCTGTTCCAAGCTCTCCGACTAACGTTTCTCCGCCAGGGGCAGTACCCCAATCACCGGATGCCCGAGCAGTTCCGGAAGCATGCGCTGTGCCATTTACACTACCAGAACCACCATTGCTCCAATTAACGGTGCCGGTTGCTGTGAAGTGCGTTCTGACATTAGATGTATTATTGCCCCAATTGACAGTACCCTCTGCATATTTCATTGCAGTAGAATAGGCGTCAACTTCAGCCGTATCATTACCCCAAGTAACTGTACCTTCCGCATCATGTTCCGCCTGCTGGAATCCAATTACAGCGGATTCGTCGACACCGGCGGTTACAATTATGTCAGCGGTTAGGTTAGAAATGGATTCGGATATAGTATCGATAGACGTAGTATCTATCTGCAATGCCATTGCGACATTGGGGTCTAAGCCTTGAATTGCACTTGCAACAGATGCGAGTTCCGCTTCGGCAGAAGATGTATCAATATCAAGAGCCTTGCCCATTTCAATCTGATTTTGGAGGGACACGAACTGTTGCATCAAAGCGATTGCATTACCGAGAGAGCCTTCAACGACAGAAGTATCAACCTTCATCACATCTGGCGCAGTCAGTAGTTGCTTTTGTGCAAGACAATATTCGATTATCTGGTTCGCATATTCAATTTCAGAAGGATCAACACCGGGCTTGACCTTGAGATTTTGCATTTCTTCAATTGTGGCCTGAAGTGCACTGAGCTTTTCCTCGTTGGTCTCAAGGTCTGTAACATCTATATTGAGTTTAAGCGTTTCGTTGCCATCGATACTACGAAGAGCCTCAGCGGCCTCTGTAGCTGTGACGGCCAAATCACCAATAGTTTTGGTTGCCTCATCAGCCCAATCAAATTCTGCACCAAACTCCTGAAGTTCGCCAAACATTGCTTGGACTAATGGCATAGCTAGATTCAGACCGTTTGCAAAATCTTCCATGGTCTTTCCGCCGGCGATCTCGTAAGCGGTTCCTGCTTCGTTAAGAACCATTAGGCCAGCATCAACAGCTCGCTGGCAGAAATTTGCAATGTTAAGACCTGTCTGGTTTCCAGATTCATCATATGTGAACATATCACTGATGCTGTCCAGATAGGAATTAACTGCGGCGGCATCATCCGAATCTACAGATTCTGGTATGATAAAATCTATGGCAGCTTGGTAGTCGGAACGACCCACTCTGCCGTACAAATCGGACTCAGTATTATTCAGAGTATTATTGATATGTTGCATAGCACTCAAGGCGCTATCGAACATATCGCCAGTTTGAGATGCACTCTGAGCATTTAGCCAATGCTGATATGCACTGGTTGCTTCTCTCAGTGATGCACTCATTACATCATACTGAGAACAAATCATTCTCAGCGAATCGTTCTCTGCTAATAGAGAATCGATGTTGGCGTTTATTTCAGCTCGCAGGTCTTCTTCATCATCACCAAGGCCAGCAAGCTGTGTGCGAAGACGCTTGATCTCAGCTGCATTTTCTAGGTACTCAGACTGAGCAATAGCCTTTTGAGTATCGTTGTGTGCGATTTGTTCTTCAGCCTTAGCTTTAATAAGCTCGTTTACCTTTTCCGCATTTAACTGCAAAGCGCCATTATTGTATTCTAATGCGTCAGAATATCCGTTCAAAGCGGCAGTATCAAAATCTGCTAGAGAAATAGATTGCCCAGTTGACTGTGAGCCAAGCATTTCCTGCACGCCGGTAATACCGGATAACACCTTTTCAGTAGCAGTAGCAGCTTTCGTTGCAGCATCTTTTACGCTACTCAGACCATCTGTGGCAGAAGCTGTTGCTTGACCAGATACAATTCCAAGTTCAACTAGAATTGCAACAAGTTCCTCTACTTCAATTCCGGATTCGGCAGCCAAATTGACAAGGTTGCGGAATGCTGCCTCGTATGGTTGGATACCAGACGTATCCAACATAGCTAGGAGATCGATATCGCTCAGACCAGACTTCTTTAGGGCTTCAACGTCCTTATTATCTGTGAGTGAGGCTCTAAAATCTCTGTTCGCAATAGCAGCACGATCCAGCTGATCTGCAATTTCACCAGCTTGGTCTGCATACTGAGACATGCTGCCACTTGTTAAAGAGTTAACAGCTGCTTCAACATTTGCAAACTCTTCTGCGGCAACACGAATAGCTTCTGGATCGCCAGAGTCAAGAGCAGCATTATATTTTTCGATTGCCGTTGCGTAATCGTTCAGCCAGGCTACTGCCGTCTTCTCAGTATCACCATAGGAATACTTGTTCGTGTCAGCGACCATTTCAGCCTGCCTTGCCTGGTTATAAATGTTTTGGTAATTCTCCAAAACCTCGTTCATTTTCCCGAGCTTTTTAGAGGCCGAATTCATTACATTGTCTAGAATTGTGGGATTATCAAACTCAGTAGATGCAGAACGAAGGTCAGTCATAAAATCATTAAGGACTTGCTCAGCTTCAGATGCATCGCCCTTAAATTTGATGGACACGCCGATACCGTGATCGCCATCGTTATCGATGAGACTAAGATAGTCACTGTATTTAGCGACAATATCTTTCAGTGTATTAACTTCAGGAATTGAGATGTCCATAAAGCGACCGACTTCGAAATTACGGTCTTTGGTCATCTCTCTGACTGCTTTGTCGATACCTTTTTTATTCTCGTTTAAGAATTCGTTAGCTTCTGCAGCAGACAATTGACCAATTAACTCAATCTGTTCTGATAACTTGCCGTTAACGAGATCAATACCTTCTGCCTGCTTACCATAGGAATCGTTCAAAGACTGCTGGATAGAATAAAGTTCAGACTTAACTGCGTAAGACTCTTCCTCGGTTAAATTACCTTCTTCGAGTTTCTTTCCGAGTTCTTCAACGCGATCAATCTGACCCTGTAAACTTTCATTGCTATCAGACCAAGCTGCGCCAGCTTCACGGGCTGAGTCGACACATTCTTGAATATGTTGATTGTAGAGGTTAACACCAACGGCGATGGCAGCGATACCAGCGGCGACTCCAAGGAATACACCCAGAGCAGTAGTTGAAACTCCAATCTTTGCGGCAAGACCGGCGAAGGCAGTACCTAATTTGCTTGTTCCCTTTACGCCAGAAGAACCGATGGTGGTTAGCTTCTCACTTATATCTTCGGTTTTCATACCACACTCAACAAGAACCTCTACTAAATCTTCGCCATCGATACCGAGCTTTTTGAACGCATGGATTGCATCATCGACTTCCAAGTTTTTGAAAATGTCTTTTATTGCTTCTCCACCTTTTACAGCGGCTTCAATATCATCTGGAAATTCTTTTAGTTCACCAAAGATACTCAATATGCTTTTTGCTTTACCTATATTACTTCCTAAATTCGACAATGACTAAATTTGACAAAAACATAAGCATTATGGTAATATTAAATAGAGGTGGTTACATGGCACTAATAATTTGTCCTGAATGTGGTAGAGAAATATCTAGCAAAGCTAGATGTTGTGTACATTGCGGTTTTCCAATGGATGAAATTATCGAAAATCAGCCCAACAATAACGAAGAATCTAATATCTGTGTTATTGATGGAAGACCGTACGATTTATCGGATGTGAAAACAAAACTTTTATTATTCCCAACAGGGAAGCTTGAAAGTGAAAAAGACAAAGAGGAGCTGCATAAGATTCAAAAAGATTTGTGCTGGCGTATTGATGGATTTTCAATCTTTGCATCAGTCCTATTAACAAACGAAATCAGGAATACACGTTTAGTTCCATCAACATTTAATGCAGAACAATATGCTGTCAAGTTCAAAAAAGATGATGGCAAGCTCCACTGCCCCAAATGTAATTCCACAAACATCACAACCGGTTCTCGTGGCTACAATATCGTGTGGGGATTCATCGGTAGCGGTAAAACTGTTAACCGATGTGGTAAGTGCGGATATAAATGGGAACCTAAAAAGTAATCTAATAACTCTAACAACCACATAAAACCACATTGGTTGACATTTCCAATAAATTGGATTATAATTCTCAGTGACCTGACGATGACCAATATCGTCGAGGCAAGATTTCAAAAAGGAGGCCGATTATGTTAGGTAAACTTTTGAACTTGCCTGTCTCTGAGGTAACACCAATGCGAGGGCAAGGCGAATAATTTCGTGCCTGCGGAACCCACCCGCTAAAGTGCGGTTGCCTTAGGTAAGAGAGGATATCACATCGTATCCATTTCTATAACGGGGAAAGCGTGTACGTACCAGTTACTCGGTATTTACCGGAGGTTCTCGAGATAACTCCGGCGAGAAAAAGGAATCTTGGTTTGTGAGTAACGGGCCAAGTGTCGTTATAGTAATTGCGCTAAGGCTCAGAGAAAACAAATATGGGGAGAGACTGCCGAAGAGATGTGCTCGGCAGTCTTTTTATTTATGTGGTTGTCAGAGTTATTAGATTTGAATTTCTTACGCCCCTTTCGGAAGCTTGGTAAAGAACAGAGCTAAATTCTAAGACTATGTTCACTATACATTAAAAGCCATATCTGTAAGGCCGATATGACTCCAAGAATGGGTAGTCTCTGAGGATTCAGTCTCTTTCGGGACTGCGTCCTACCGATTGCCTATTGATAAAACCTTTAGCACGGGTTGTCAATCCGCTTTTTCTCAGCATGGGTCATCCAGATAATTCTTTCTGCTTTCGCCACCATCACGCTTGCAATTACTCGCTACGTTGTGGTTTATCTGGCTTTAAGGGTTTCCGGTATTTACTTCTTTGGGATATTTTATAGAACCTCCCAACACCTATGTCTTGCATATAGCGCCGTTATGCTTTGGCTTGACATAAGATTAGACTCACTATCAAATTTAGGAAAAGTAGTGTGCTTTCGCTCAATCTAGGTTCTTAAAGAATGCATAGAAACCTCCGCCTGTCAGTATAGCAAGCAAAGGATTTACCGCATTCATGATTCCATCTAGCGTATCTATGACAGCTGTTCCTGCGTCTACGATGTGCTTTAACCAATCGGAGTTGATTACTGTCGTTGACAGTGCTTGCCACGATGCTTTGAACTGATCTAACTTACCTTGTATGGACTCTAAATACTTTGCGTTTTCTGCAAGAGCAGATCCTTCTGAGTCCATTGATGTCTTTAGAACTTCTTCGGCAACATTGAAATTTTCAAGAAGTGCAGATACAACGTTTGCATTTCTTTTGCCGCCAACCATTTCCAGAATATTAGCTCTGGAAACATCTGTTAGTTCCTTCCATACACCAGCAAGCTCTTTAAGAATTTGGTATGGATCTTTGAAGGAATCCTCATCAATTTGCAAATCAACTTTGTATCCGGTCAACTTGAGAATTTCATCTCTAAGTTCGGATACACTAGATGCCATGCCATCTGTTGATTCGCCGGCCTCCTCAGCTTCAGTTTTTGCTGCACGGAGATACATTGCCTTGTGTTAACTCATATTTTCATATGAGAGCGGACTATATCATCATCCCATTAGGATGCCCACCACTTCGGAGCAATTGCTCCTACTCCCGCAAGGGATAGTCTCTGAACGTTCTCCTATTCGGAGCTTCGCTGCTGATCGCCCATTGTCTACAATGCGTAGGATTTAACCATACATTATCCAGTTATTTCTTTATGCTTTCGCCGCCGTCGCACTTAGGCATCTTTCATCCTTATGCTGTGGCATAACTGGCTTTAGGGATTTCCAGCAATTCGATGGGGAATTTTTCACGCAAATTACTCTACGTGCGTACCACAGACTTTCGTCTGATACGGTTTTTAATGTTGTCAATCTGTTACTTTCCCGGCACCCCGGTACTGACCATATTATGGCGAGTAGTCATTTCTGGCTACTTCTGCGGTTTCATTTAGGCTATGTCCGCAGTTCGGACTGTATCTTCACCCTCCGACACGGTAGGGGAGTAGGGGAACCATGTATGTTACCATACATGGTGTGACAGTCTCTGAGGATCAATGTGGCTGTATGTCCTCCTTCTTGATTGTATAGTCAAGAATATCTGGAATCCTATTGTATTCCGTATAAGGAATTCTTAACAGATAAATTCCATTTTCCTTGCAATAAGTGTTTTTAATTGCATCTCTAATTCGTGTTGCCATAAAACCGTCGGTATTCTTTTCGTACCAACCAACTGGCTTAAAATGTTGTTCTCCGTCATACTCTATTGCCATATTGTATATCGGAAGATAAAAGTCAAATCTTAATGGTCTCTTATATGTACAACCATCCATCACACGTTCGCATTCATATTCAATCTCGTGCAAATCTAGCCATTTGCTTATTATTTGCTCTCCCTTGCTTGGCGTGTTGTTAAACCGCTCTATAGCACACATAGGACACCCTGCACTACCATTCAAAAGATTTGATGGGAATGATTCCCATTCATTATTATGCTTAATACATCTGCACTTAATTTTGCTGTGTGTGCCTTTGTACTCTCCTAGCACAATTATGTTAGGAGAAACAGAGCGCAAATCCGATTCGAAATCTTGCTGAGACTTCCTTCTCGATTTTGCCCTTTTCTCTTTCGCACAGATAGGACATCCTTCTCCACCAAGCAAAGATCTAGATGCCGGAGACCATTCGTGTCCACAAACATTGCATCTCACTAGAATCTTCGAACGAACAGATTCATATTCACCAATAACAGTGATTTCGGGGAGGATTTTTGAAACTGTTTGCTTAAAATCATTGGTCGTCCTGTTTTTACCAGTACAATACGGGCAACCGTACTTTCCAGTGCGAAGATGCGTCCATGCAGATACAATCTCTCCTTTATTCAGATGCCTTGGACATAGATACACAACACGAGTCTTTTCTTTTTCAACGTATTTTCTAACATATATTAACCCGAGCTCGTCACACCTCTGACGAACAACATCTTCTGAAATACTACGCCCGGGTCGTTTCTTTTTATTCAAATTATCACATTATACATGCCACATTGTTTCCTGCGTCTTGTCATGCCTATATGATTTTGACGCATATACCTACTAACTTACGGTGTGTTACCACACCGCTGGGCAAACATCTACCCACAGATTCTGGATTCTGAACAACGGTGTTTGCAGCTGTAATAAGTGCAATCGTTTCATCGATATTAGCACCAGCTGCTTTCATTGCCGCTGCAGATCTCTGCAATGCCTCGCCAACACCGGCTGAAGAAATTGCAAAATTATTTGAAACATTATTAAATTTATCGACAATTGACATAGCGTCTTCCGTGGCAATGCCAAATGCCTGCATTGTAGAGATAATACTTTCGGAAGCGACAGAGATATCGCTAATTCCGTCAGCAACGTTTTTATAGATAATTGCTGTGTCAGCAAGGTATGCTGCATCATCAAGATCGTATCCCAATCTCGCAAAATCTGCAGAAGCGGTTACAACATCAGTCAATGATGCGCCGACAGATTTAGCTCGCTTAACAGCGTTATCAAGAAAACGGTCATAAGTTGCGTCTGTTGCATCGGTGACTTTCTTTAATTCGGTCATTGCAGTGTCTAACTCAACAACTACACTAACCATTTTCTTCAGAGTACTTATGGCTTGCATAACAAGCTGAGATGCTGTAAACCACTGCGTAAACTTAGCTGTAAGCTTACTAAAGCGACTCACAAAAGTCTGAGTATTTTCGCCAGATCGTCTTATATTTCCAGATAATGTATCAAACGAACTTGATAGAGCGGTAACTCTATTCTTAAAATCCTCAATAGATGTTGAGCCATCTGAAAAAGACTTAATGTCTCCTTTTAATAGCTCAATACTACTTTGTATTCCTGCATATGAAGCTTTTGAGCGACCAGTTGCTGCCTTTGTCCAATTTGCTTCAGCATCTTGCATTTTGCGTAGCAGCGCTTGAGCCTGCTTTAGTACTGCGATTCTGTCCTTTTCGACTTTTAATTGCTTCTTCGCATCGACCTCTTGCTCCGCCGTAGCAGATTTAAGATCACGTTGCATTTCTTCGGCTGTTGCCGAAGCCTTTTTAGTGGCATCAGATATTTTCTCAATTGCTTTTGCGGCACGATCAGCTTGAGAATTTATTTCACCAACGCCATCAATTTTAATCGATAGATTTGAGCCGTTCGATAATGTAATGCCGTTAATTATACTGGACAGCTGCTTGCGAAAAGCCCCCAAAGCTTTAGTACTGACTTCGACGCCGACTTCTACTTTCGGGGGATCTCTGTTTATTTCAGTTATCAGGCTATTTATGCCCTTCCTAAATTCTGATACCTCTACAGTGCCGGTTTGTACACCCACCGACAGCAAAATATCAGCCATATCTTCACCACCTTATTAAAGAAAGGGCTTGGCGCAATGCCAAGCCCTAAAACTTTTTATTCTTCATATACAGAGGCGAGCGTAACGTATACATCGTAAATCGCCCCATAAGTGCCATTGAAGTCATCAACGGCTGCCTGCATAAAATGCAACCCTTCTCGTGAACCACGAGCATGTACATACTCACCGTGCCAAAAACCAGACACATGGGATATAGCATCTGAACTTCCACCATTATTCGGATAACCATTATTAAAAATAGCAACAATATTTTTTGCACCATCGTAATCATATGGTTGCAATGACGCTCTGGATAGATCGTCCGCAAATGATATTTCTATAGAGTAAGAACCATCAGATAATCGCTTTGGTGGAGTAGCTTTAAGAGAGCCAAAATGTGCAGCAACGGAAGATGGAAGCCCAGCAGAATGTTTTACAAATGTTCGAATCAGAATATTGGACATTTCTTTCATTCGATTGATTGTGAGAACGGAATCTCCTGCTTGAGTAGTTTTTACATTTGTTCGAACATACTTATCAATTGTGGATTTCATTCTCTTTTGTCCCGCATCAGACTTCTCCCATGCTTCTACCTTTTTGAGAATTGAGCCCATATCAATCGTTGCCATTACTCTGCCTTCTTATGCTCTATAAACGCTTTGACTAGACCCTCATCGGTATAATTACCGTTTGCCATAGTCTCAATTAGCTTCTTCAAATCATCCGGCGTAACACCTTCATACATAGCACTAACCTTATTCTGCAGACTGCCAAAAGCAGAGACGAGCTCGTCAAACTTCATAGTCATCACCTGGACATTTGCCTCGGCTTGGTTGTCAATCTTTGCGTTAATAGCGTCCATCAATTCGTTGAACTGGGACATGTTAATATGTGTAAGGATCATTTCAACAGCGCCAGAACACATAGCCAAAATATACTTATGCTCCATGTTGTCGGGGAGTGTAAAATTCGCATATGTATCCATTACATTGCATCGAATTGCAAAATCTTTTGCCTCAGGGAGATACGCTCCAGTTACACTATCGAAGCAGCTCTTAAATACACTATTCGCAAAACTTAGCATCTCTTGCAGCGAAAGAGTCGGTTTGATTGTTACTTCAATACCATTCCACTCTACAGCCTTCAGCGGCTGATAATTCTCTTTCAGAATATTGTCTATCGCAGAAATAGACACTCTCTTAATCTTCTTAGCCATAATCATTTCTCCTTCAATTCCTCAGTTGTATCATCAGTGAGTATCCTACTCACATAAATTTCAATTTCAGTCCGTGGGTTGTCTTTATCAACGAAACATTGTAGTATTAAGGTTCTGATATGTTTGCTGTCATCATCGACAATAAAACCACTTTCACAAAGTCCGTCTATAATAAATTTTGGGCATGAATTATCTACATCATGCCTACGATTTGTTTCATAATATACGGTAAATCGTATAGCACACTCGTCAATTCTCATCCCAGACAATCCCCGCTTATCGATAAACCAGACTATAAAATCCAGCCATCGCTGTTTTAACGCATTCATCATCATCCGTTTCATAATCATCCACTTATTGATTGATTCATGATATGGATGTGCAATTGGCTTTTTCTTTGCCTTCGGGTGAAGCGCAAAGTAATGATCTTCGTATTCTTGTAAAACGGTGTTGTCAATCACCAGTTTAATAACCTCGATATTGAACACCTCTCCTTATTGAAACAGGGGAGGTATATTACCTCCCCGCACTTTCATTCGTTTTCTGCAGCCTTTGTAGCAACTTTCTTCTTTACCTGTTTGGGCTTTGAGATTTCAATTGTTTCTTCCTCAGTGGAAGCTGTAACAATTTTCTCCTCGACTGCCGGCTTGCGGGATTCCAAAATCCGTGCAAGGTAAACCTGTCCACACTCAGGTGAACAGGCCACCTCTTTCCAGCGATATACACCGTCTACTCGCTTTGCACTCCGGCAAGCCTCATATTCCTTACCGCATACACGGCATCTCTTAATTGCGCCTGCCATTTTAGATCCTCAAATTAAGCGGCGTCCTTAGCGTCTGCACCAAAGATGGTGTAAGTCCACAGGGTGCTGCCTGCGCCACAAGCACCGGCCAGAGCTTCTGCCTCGAAAGAGTGAACAGCCTGGTTGTCACCCATTTCCAGAGAGAACTCGCCAGAGAAGTCAGCCTTGGGGATATAAATCTGGATACGGTAAACATTGGAGCACTTGTCTTCGCCCAGAGCATCGATGTACAGAGCACACTTGCCAGAATACTGGTCAGACATGTTCTCCAGGGAATTGGCCTGGATCTTACGCATGTAATAAGCAACGATCTCAGTACCATCCTCAAGGCCAACAAAAGTCAGCTTTTTAGTGGCGGGATCATATGCAAATTTTGCGCTTTCATCACCAGTAGCGGCAGAAGCAGCTTCTGCCTGCTCCAGTTTAGCACCCAGTGTACCGTCGGAATTCTTTACGCAAATGCTGCTAATCTCATTACCAGCAGTACCGACAGCGGTAAAGTTGGTATTTACGGTGTTGCCAGTGACAGTCAGATAATCAGTCCACATGACTTCGGTGGCCTTGTTCACAAACTTACTACCGACCTGCAGCTCAAACAGACCGCCGGACAGCAGACCATTGGTACCAGAGACGGTAACAGCCTTATTCCGCTTCAGAGAGGTCAGCTTACGACCCTGCTTACCAACAATG